TCTGCTCGCTGTAGACATCCAGCACTGACTGCAGCTGCTGGCGACGATCAGGTGGGATCGATGGGCCAGGCTCAAGCCGGCACCATTTGCGCTGCGGCGGAAAGACGACAGACTGCAGCCGGTTGGCAAAGCGCTGGGTCGAGTTGATGGCGGTCGAGTCGAAGACCCGCTGCATCTTCTTGCTGCCGGTCGCGCCTCCTTCCCAGACCCCATACAGCTGGCGCTGGGGCAGGGCAAACTCGTAGGCATCCTGGTACAGCTGCTGGAATTCGTCCTTCTTGCGTTGGGCAATCTCCTGCCGCTTCATTATTTCCTCGGGCTTTAGTCGCATTGCCCCTAGCGGTTCTTTGTAGGCCATCTCAGTCGTCCTTATTCAGCTTGTACTTTTCCAGCAGGTTGCGCCCCTTGGCGGCTAATCTGGCAGCAGCGCCTCGGGTACGCGGCACGGGCTCACCCCATGCGTTTGCAGCCTTCGCCAGCCTGGTCGGATCACCATCCTCATCAACCAGCGGGCCGCTCGGATTCGCATAGAACCGAGTTAAGAAAGATCCTTTGCGACGCGCACGCTCACCAGATGGGCTCGACTCCTTGACGCCAGGCTGCAAATTCTTGCTTTCGCCCGAGCGCTCAAAGTGACGGCGACCGGCTTCGGTCAGCCCACCTTCTGGATCACGCAACATCAGTCTTCTTCCTCATCCTCGAGCTCGGCCTCTTGCATCATTTCCTTCAGGCCGCGCATTGGCTTCTCTGACTTCTTGGCTGCCATGTATTTCTCGACCTTCTTACGCAGTGCAGGCGGGAGCTTGGACAGCTCGACCATGCCTTCTTCTTGTTCGTCTTCGATACAGATCTCGATCTTCATTGCTTACCTCGCGCTGCGGCCATGTTGTCTATCAAGTTGGGGTAGGGTCTGCCTGCCTTCTGCGCACGCCGCATGGCATTGCGCTTCTGTACCTCAGACAGTTCTTTCGGCTTGCCGAGATCCTTCGGCCTTGGCTTATCCCACACCTCTTTCATTGCTTACCTTTCTTGGCCATGCCGGCCTCTGACATAGCGATCGCCACTGCCTGGTCACGCGACTTGACCTTGTCGCCAGAGCTCGACTTCAGCGTGCCGGCCTTGTACTCGCGCATCACCTTAGAGACCTTCTGCTTCATCTTGTCTTTCTGTTCCATGATCACGCCTCCTGCAACATTGGTCTGCCGATCCTGCGCATCACGACGTTCTGCTTGGCTGCTTTACGCTCGCCGAGCTCGCGTTTGAACGTGGTCTCAAGCTCACCACGCTTGGCAGCAAACGGCGCGACATCAAGGCTTGCGATTGGCGGTGGCGCACCAGGTGGTGCTGGTGGCGTTGGCATCGAGATTGCTGGTGCTGTTGGTGCCTGTTCGGTAAACGTCGGAATAGCGCGTTGACTCGCTTGACTAGCACGCTCGCTTTGCGCTACGGCTGCGCGAACTTGAGCGATTAACCCGCCGCCAGTTTGGGGTTGTACAACCGGCTCTGGCTGCAGGCTTGCTTCAAAATCTCTCAGTGACGTTTGAAAAGCATTGAGCCGCTCGCGGTATGCAGCGGCTTGTTGCTCATAGGTAGATATTGCCTGGTTGTACTGAGCCAGCTGCTGCTGATAAGCAGGGAATGAAACATTGGTGTATTGCTGGACAGCTGCCTCGTATGGAGCCATCGTCGCAGAAGCATTCTTTTGCCATTGCGAGAATGCATCCTGCTGCTGTTGTGTGACATCAAGCAATCCAGTTTGAAATTGCTTGCCTAGCCGCTCAATGTCAGCGGTAGAGCGGCGCGTTGCCTGCCGCTTCTGGTAAATGGTTGGTGCGGTAGCCATTACTGGATCATCAATCCGGTGCCAAGTGATTCGCTTGTGACCCCGAGTTCAGGGTTCAAGCGCTCTTGAGAGAGCAACATGCGTCGACCACCGCGAGTGCGTGCGCGTAGTTGTGTGGCTTCGGTCTCTGCCGCTTTGCGTCGTTGCTCATCGATAGCAGCCTGTGTTTCCTTGGCTTTCTGCTCCATCTCAAGCCTGGCCTGCTGGTACTGCGACAGGCCGGTCTCGTATGACTTGACGTTTTGCGAGAGCGCCGCTTGAGCAGTAGCGAGCTGATCCTTGGCGATTCTCGATTGCTCTTCAAGCGACCCAGCCTGGCGGCTGAAGATCGACGACTGCTCTGCGAACCGCGCTCGCATCGCTTCAGCATCTGCTTGCTGTTGCGCCAGCGCTTGTTTCTGCTGTTGCTCTGCTTGAACACGCGATTTACGCGCTTCGTTGGCGGTGTAAGCGGAGCCCGCAACAATCGCCGCTGCAATCCAAAATGGCATATCAACCTCCGATCAAAACTTCATCCAGCTTGTCTGGGTCTGTTTCATCCGTGGCATGGATGCAGAACCAGACCGAATCCTCGAGCGCGACAATCCGGTGGTGCTTGCCGGCAGCAATATTGATGCAGGCCGGCGCAGCAAACTCCTCGGCATTGCCATCGATCTCCACCGTCACCCGACCACTGGCAAGGATGCTTAGATGGTTATATTCGTGCGCATGGGTCACAGCAAAGTGATCCTTCGGCAGCATCATCTGTCTGGCGTACACACCATCAGAGAAGTGATGCGAGATGCCCAAATCAATGTCGACGCTCATATGCAAAAGATTCTATTGGATTTTGCACGGGTTGCAAGACAAAAGCTATATGCCCGATATATGTCATGCAAAAATATCGAAGTCCATCTTGGCCACCGTCATGCCGGGCGCTTTGCCGCCCAGGTTGTGCGACCTGGTCATGCGGTTGTATTCGCCGCCGCCCAGCATCAGGTAGCCGAATGAATCGCCGATGTGCGAGTGCTCGTTCTTGTTGGGTGCATCTCGGAAGCGCTCCTGGCCGGCACCGACTGCCACCCGCTTGAAGTGATAGCCGCCTGCCAGAGCCTTGCGTAGCAGCTTGCAGGAGCGATTGACGATCAGCCCAGGCTTGCCATCGATCAAGCGCTGCATGGGCGCTGCAGCTGACTCTCGACGTACCTTGAAGTCGTTAGACGCGGTCGGCTGCGCCTTTAAGCCCAGCGTGCGCAGGAAGTCGAACGCGGTCACCTCATAGATGGCATCGCGTGCCATACCAGCAGGATCGCCCCAGATCATCACCTGGTGCTGCGGGTAGCGGGTATTGAGCTCAGCCAGCAGCTGCATACCAAAACGCTCGAGACCCATGTCGAAGGTGACGATCTCATGGTGGATGACCCAGCGACCGTTAGGTAGGCGCTGGCCGATGGTGGCAGCAGGTGTCAGACCGAAGTCAAGGCCGACCTGAATCGGCGCGTCCATCGACAGATCGGTCTCGCCGGACATGGTCGAATCATCGTACTCAGGCCAGACGGGTCTGCCTTCTTGGACGTAGGTGTACTGGCCACCGGCATAGCACTTGATCCAATCGAGGTTCTTACCGAGCAGCATCTGCTGGTAGTAGCCGCCGGGCAGGTTGTTGACGTTCTCGGCTGCCGGGTTGATTTTCCACCACTTGCCGGCAGCAAGGACATGGTCGTTAGCCTCGGGGTTGTCGGGCAGGTCGGCAGGGTCGACCTCGGCCACGCCACCTGGTTGCTGCCAGAACTTCCAGGCATACGGGCCGGACATCTTTTCCTTGACTGCCATGCGGTGCCACCAGTGGTCGTCATCGGTTGGGTTGGTATCCATCCAGATGCCGTGCCAGGTCGCACCACCGTCGCGCTTGGTCGGGTATCGCCCGACCCGGTGTGTCAGGCCGTCGATCACCGCCTTGGGCAGTTCTCGGGCCTCATTGACCCAGGCACCGGTGAGCTCAAGCGACAGCAGCTTGCGCACATCTTTGGGCTGGTCTAACGCCAGAAAGATGACCTCGCAGTCAATCCCGGCTGCGTCCCCTCGAGCTGGCAGTCGGATGTGGTGGGTGATCGGTGGAGTCCACAGCATCGGGCCGAACGTCGACTCGGGGAACAGATCCAGCCAGGTTTTGATCGTCGTGGTCTTCAGCATCGGGTAGCTGTTCCTGACCACTGCCCAGCGGGTGTAGCGGATGTTGTCGACCGGGGATGGCTTTTGCTTGATGGCTTTCAAGAAGATCTTGCTTGCGCAGCCATAGGACTTGCCCGAGCCCACCGGCCCCATGATGCCCTGCACGAACGCATTGCTCTGGAT